GAAAGTAATCACATCACTATTTTCGTTATCATCTCCGTAAGGAACAGCATATTGACTAGCAGTTAAGACTCCTGTTAGAGAATTTAAACCGTCTATTCTTCTTGAATATACAGAAGGAGCTGACCATTCAGCCTGTTGAGGGGCTTGCCCATCCTCTGTAAAAATTCTTGTTATAACATAAATAATATCATTATTATTATCCAAAGAAGGCAAGGCAGTTTGCCAGCCAGTAGCCGCGTTTTCAGCGGGATTGTCAAAAGTACCTGCAGTAGCATTATAAGCACTAGCTGCGCCGCCATTGGCGACTTTGTTGAATAAAGAACGCTCCATCGCTGCAGCAAGACTATCATCTATAGATATAAAACCAATCTTATTATATCCAGCACTTGTTTTGTATACTCTTGCAATTAAAGTATCATTGGCATAGTTAAAATGATAATTATTTGTAGCTGCCGTACTGTTCGAAAAGATTTTAATAGGTCTATCTATATACACTACTGTATCACTATATACACAGGATACTCTCGCTGCTTGACTAACGACTCCGCTACCGGTACCGGCACTCGTAGCAACAAAAGAAGTGCCTACATTATTATCAGCTGCCCCAAATCCAGTAAATCCCGTACCAGATACTATAGTATAAGTCTGCCCTATTATAAGGCCCCCTGCTACGGGCATCTTTACTACTAAAAGTGCTCCTATATCTAAATCTGTTAGAAATTCAGTACTTGACCCTGTAATGACGGTAGAAGTAGAGGGCTGAATTGTCCCTGTTATATTAGACGTACCATTTAGCTCGGTTCCGTCTCCTGCATCAAACCAATAAGGTATATTATAAGAATTTTCTTTATTATATTTAAGAAGTTTCATAACACTAGCACTTATGCCGGGTCTCATTGCTATATAATGATGCTCAGATATAAACTCTCCAGCTACGTCTGAACCAGTCCATGTAATTGTAGGCAGATCATCAATAGTTAATTGATATGTTCCCGCATTTGTACTAGTATTTGTAATGAATGAAGAAGCGACTTTTTGAGGAGACAAAAATCCATATACATTTTTTTTGAACGAAAAAATTCCAGCATCTGACAACTGAGTAGTAGTACTGCAAGTTCCTCCTATAGGGAGTCCTAAAGGGGCTCGGGTAAGGCTGCCGTCCTTAAATCTATCTGTTACCGAAACACTTATAGTAACAATATCAGATAAGTTATCAAGAGTATTTATAGTTCTTACACCAACCTCATATTTTCCAGGTACTAAGTTTTGTATATTTGAAGGTGTCCAGAACCGTGTATTAGGGTCTGATATTCGAATAGGGTTTTCTATTTCTGGAAAGTTATGTGTAATCTCAAAACCTTTTAAATGTTCATATGTGCCTGCAACACCTCCAACATTCTCAGGGGCTTCCCAATAAATACGCAACTCTTCCCCCGATTTATCAGGCTTAATTGAATTAGAAGAAGCCACATGTAAAGGCACAGGAATTGTACTATCCGCTGTTACTGGAGGATATACTGTATCTGCTACAAAAGTAGCAAAATCTTCATCAACTGCTGCAAACTTTTCATCATAGTACTCAACTGCTGAGATATCTACTTGACCTTTGGAAGACTCATTTAAGGCTAGAATTTTATACTGTTTAGCAGAGCTTGTTGTTGTTAGCTTGTTTACTTTTTCTGTAAGCACCCAGATGCTATCAGCTTCAGGTACGCTGCTAAAGGCTGTATTCGGATTACCTTCTTCATTATTGCCTGTAGTTTTAACAGTTATAGTGTTTACTGAACCTGACGTTGTAGGGACCTCTCTACTTTCTATACGAGTTGTGTCGCTCCAAGTAAGGACTAAAGCATCGGCTCCAGAATTTGTTGTTTTAGCATTTTGAGCCTTTTGCTCAGTATCAATAGCTTGAAGAGTATAAGTGCCATTACCTGTTGATCCACCATCTCCATCTCCATCTATAAATGCATGTGTTATTAGATCTCCTGCTTTATATGTTTTAGTATTTATTGTTACTTCGGATGTAGCGAACGCTCCTGGCTCCGTAAAGAGTACAGATAGTATATAATCACTACCACTGTTTAAAGTGGTTGCATTATCTAAAGGAATGGTAGTGGTACTGCGCGATCCTGTATTAGAGATTCTTCCACCTATACGAACAGCAAATCTATTTTGGTCCTGAATATTAATAACATCTCCAGGAGCTAAAAAAGCACCATTTAAAGCAGTGCTAAAAGTTACTACTTCTCGTTGATTAGCAGCAGTCCATAACTTCCAACGACCGTATCTAAGAGCTTGCCCCTCAGAAGTTGCTCCCATAGCCACAGCTGTCTGAGACAGTATTTTTCCTGTTTCGGCTATATTTAACCTATCCTCTACTATTAGGGGTTCTGCTTTATAGTTAGCATCAGGATTTATCCATGTAACAATTACTTGGTTAACCCTAGTTTTACTGCCTGTACTTTCATAGCTAAACTCACCATTAATCACATTTGCACTTGTAAAGTTATAAACAGGCCCGCTAGGAGCATCCGCTACAGGCAGCAACTGTCCGTCAAAAAAGTATAACATTGATCTAAAAATAGTAGATATGTCTTTTAATATTTTGTAAGCATCTGATTGTTTGGTAAGATAAAGATTAGCCGTAAACCTAGGCTCCAGCCCTCCTTTGCCGTCTGCTACCTGTTCATCACAATATCTTGCAATTCTATACAAAGAATACTTATCAATATCTGTTGCTTCTAAAAAGTCTCCTAAACCATATCTATTATTAGTTAAAATATCATAAAAAATCCATGCAGGATTATTAGTGTATACTGGCTCTCCTGCGAAAGCACCGTTCCAGTCCTGATAAGAAGTTTCTATAGCACCTGTAGAAACATTACGGTTATAATTCGCTATACCATTACTAGCTTGATCTCTAGTTATATAATTTGAAGGTACTAAGACTTTTATACCTTTTGCATGGAAAGAACGAGTTGGAACACTTTGAAACTGTTTAGTATCAAAAGTAGTTTTAGCCATAGCTGAGTAAGGGTGTGTCAAGACTTCTTTAATTATAGCAGTAGTAGTGGACAAAGAAGATTGTGCTGACATCTGCCAATCACCTGAAACAACCCCTACAGCAGAATACCCGTCTCCAGTGTGATTACTTGTTCTAGATACTTTTACTCTAAAATCAATAAAAGGTCTATACTTACCAAGGTCTATAGGCCTTACAAAGCTAATTCCATTTTTAGTCATACCGGAATTTATAAAAGGATCGTGTAGAGTGATATAGCTATCAAAACTGCTTTCTCCGGGTTTTTTTATAGCCAACTCAACTTTATAGGTTGCATAAGTTGTTCTGTCACTACCATCGGTATCTATGGCAGTAAGCCCTCCCGGATATGAAATAGTAAAAGAAACTTCATCTACTTCTTGTATTTGTGCTGCAGATAAGTTAAAGCCTGTTTGAGCACTTCCGGTCAAAACTTTAGGTTGCTGTGTGCCTCCGTGTCCTGCGCTTAACTCTAAACTTCCTCCACTAGCAGGAGAGTTTACTATAGAAGTAGAACCTACCCCTCCTGTGCCTGTAAAAGGTTCTTGATTTAAAGTACCTACTCGAAACTGGGAAGTTACACCCTTGTACTTTTTAACCCTTGTTTGATTCATAATATCTGCGTTTAATACAATTGCTCCTGTAACATCAAAAGCGCAGGTCATAGTAGAGTAAGGCCAAGCAGCCGCTAATGTTATAGTAGCTCCTGAAATACTAGAAATTTTTACAATTCTATCTACAGTTATATAGTAAGTACCATCTGGAACTATTAAACCTGAAGGCATTGTAGCTCCGGGCATAAATTCTGCTAAGGTTTGGCTACTCCTACTTAAAAGAGTTCCTTCCATTGAAACTTGTCCTGCACTAGAAGTGGTCACGAGTCTTAGGTTGACGGGTACTGTTGTAGAAATATCTGCCGAAGGTTCTGACAGCATAGTATCATTAAAAAAATTATTATTAGCTGTAAGAAGTGCTGTTGTGTTAGCATTTATATCACTTGTAGAGCCATTACTAGCAGTTCCATAGACTGTATGTACTGCGCGTACAATTAAATATTTGTCTCCAGTTGTTGATTCAATAATAGGGCTAGCAGTAGAATTAGTTACTGTTGCACTTGTGGAGCCGCTAGTAAGCTGTACCAAAGCGCCTGTTTGATTATAAGGATTTGCACCTTGATTTAAAGGCGCAGCTCTATCATCATTAAGATAGACAGAAGCTTGAGCATCTACCAAACCATAGATAGGCCCTTCTGAAATAAGGTCTGTTACAGAAATTATCTGTTTATCGCCTCTATCATATTGTTGTAGTAAATTAAAGCCTAATGGGTTTAAGTGACTTTGATCGAACATCTATTTCTCCTTTATGCTATGTCTGCAACATTTACGTCTATACCGTGAACGCCGCCATTGGCATCCACATAAATATTATCAATATTTTGAGCAGTACTACTTCCTTGAACCACTTCAATTGAAATAGGTCTACCAGGTACTCTTAATTCTCCATAAAGAAGCGGTATAGGATCTCCTTCTTTGGCATTACTCGCCCCTCCTGAGAAAAGATAGTTTGTAGTTCCATCGTTTTTATCTATGGCCGGGTCAGGAGCCATAATTTGCTGTATACCCATAAGAGCTAAATTAGCTGCAAACAGCACTGTCATACTACCTGCAAGGGTTAGTCCTCCGGCTGCCGTAACAAAATAACCAGTTGTCGGCACCACTGCTGTCATCCCGCCTGCAGTAAGTCCAGTGCCCATTCCCACGGGCGCTCCCCCTATTCCCAAACCTGCAAAGCCTCCCGTAAAATAAATAACAGCAATAATAGCAATTGCAGCAAGTATTTTTGTAATGCCCTTTTTTGAACCGGCGGGAGCAATTGCCAACGTTATATCTCCTTTTATCACAGGAACTAATAAATCTTCATGCTCTACCTCTCCCTCCTCTGTGTCTAAAATAAAGCCTATATCTTCTTCATGACATTTTCTAAGATAAGGTAAAAAATCAGGACGATTAGCATTTATACACTTAAATATTTCTGCATAGTCATCTGTATTTACTACAAACTTTCTACCGAATCGCTCTCCTAATTCTCCTTGTAAATAAATATTACGCTGCATGACGATAAACTCCTGTTATATACTTTTTCCAGAAAGGGTATAAGTTCTCCCTGCAAGAAATTCTTTTTTCTGCATGATGAAAAAATAAATCTTCACCTAAGTAAACACCGCAGTGATTACCTACATTAGCTTGTATTGTAAAAATAATTACATCATTTTTTTGCATATTCCCATCTTCTACTTTAACATATCCGTAGTCTTTAATTATTTCGTCTGTAAAATAATCCAAACTTTTTTCCCACCAATCATCCTCAAAAGCAGCTCTAGTAGGTATCTGTATATCTTGAGAAGAAAGATAGTCTCTCATTGCTTCGAAACAGTCATTAACTCCAAACTCATACTCTCTACCATATAAAGACTTTTTCTCTCTTTCGGGCTCCACAAGTGTTAGTTCCATACCCGGATAGCTGAATATATAATAAGGTATCCCTAAGGTATTGCAGTATTTTTTATCGTTTTCACTCGGCTCCGAAGAAGCGTCGGGATGGCTATGTACAATTCCTATTATATCCCCTTTTCTACTTGCTGCTATATACTGCTTTGAGTCTATAACAAAACTGTCGTCCTCTTCTGAGACATTGTCACAAGGCACCCACTCTTTTCTACCTTTTACTGCTATTACTACGCCACAACCTTCTTTCGGATAGCAGCTTTCAAAATGCTTTTCTATTTCTTCTGTGTTCATATTAAAACTTTGTTGTTCCTGGAAAAGATCCAAAAGGTAGTCTAGCACTTCTATTAGTTCTGCCTGAAGGATTTTGATTTGCTGAAGTTTTAACTGCCGGTATCGCTCCGTATCTTGCCTTGCAAGATTGTAAAGTTTTTCCACATACCTCTTCTCGAACCCAGTGCCCTGAACCAAAATCAGGGGTATTATTCTGATTAGCGGCGTGTGTAGATTTCCAAATAGTATTTAAATGTTTAACTAAAGCTCCTTTGCTGTATGAATAACTCGCACTATAGACTGTCCAAGTAAAAACTTGTTTCCAATATGCAGAAGTTACTGAAGGAGTATTCCCTGTTCCTGCAATAATACATAACCATTTTTTATTATCATCACTAACATAGCTTTCAGTGGTATAGGCTGTACTCGCGCTATAATCATCAAAAGTGGTAGAATGTGCTACTAAAGGTCTATCATCAAAGTCAAAGAAGGCAGTATGAGAAAAAACCGTAGGGTCACCCGTTGAAGGAATATGTTTATAGTTATAAGTACTATTCTGCTTCCATGTACAACCTCCTCCTTTACCTTTATCATGTCCTTGGTATTGCCAACTACAGTACTTGCCTACCGCTACTCTTCTGGGCAGTTTGATGCCTTCTAAATCAAAAGGAGCTGCCACCTCAAATGTAACACTTATAGGTGTTTCAGAAGCTACTCTATCTATAATATACTCCTGTGTCCTAAACTCTACAGGAGGGCTAGAATTGCTGGTTGGGTATAAATACTTTTGAAGAGTTTGCCTTCTTACTATTCTTTGACCTACTAAATCATCATTTTTAAAGCCGTCTAAAGAAGAACTAAACAGCGTGCCTATATTAGCTACTGTTAAAGTAGGTCGAGAAGGTGCTCCATCGGCTTGAACATCTAAACCGTCAATTATCATAGGGAGAGCATCGTATTCTCTAACTGTGTACGGAGCTTTTTTATCTCTAAATCTTACTTCATCTAAGGCAGAATCCAAGCCTGGGTGTAAATAAAGAGTAGTTCCATTAGGTAAAGTTAATTGAAATAAATCTATTAAACCTGAATCAACCTCTAAGGATTGCGCATCTGTTGCTATTAAGTTACTCATGCTTCGTATACTCTTTTTAATGATAGTGAAAGACTATAAAAATTTTCATAGTCGTATGTTACTGAATAGTTTGTTGCCACTACTTTTACGTCTTTTTCTGCATTACCTTGTCCATTAGCGTCGTTAGTATCTGGAATTGTAAGCACAAACTTAGATACATTTTTTTTAGTATCTAAGAACGCTACTATATCATCTATGACTTCTTTGGGACGGGTTTTAAAAGATAAAGAATAAGTTTCATTGATGCTATTGATACCATCAACTATTCTCTGCTCATAACCATCCCCAAAAGAAGCAGTAAGCACTCTAGGCTGAGTACTCTTACTCATGGACTTATCCGGAGTTGCGTATGTTGAACCTGTATATATAAATCCTATTGTCATTAAGCTGCTCCATATGGATTCAAGATTCCACCCGATCGTTTTTGATTTTGTAATTCTGATTGAACCGCTTGTGCAACTGCAGCACCTAATTTATCCATATCTGGACCAGTACTATTACTCTTAGAAGTTTGTCCGTCAGTAGAAACATTAACAACTATATTATTATTAGTAGAGCCACTACCCTTCATTTCTACTGGGATAGAATTTCCATTGGGTAAAGGGACTACAGCTTCTGTTCCATGAAGAACTGCAGGATATCCTGATGTAGAACCTCTAGCTACCCCACCTGTTGAGTATCCTTGTGTTTTTGCTCCCTTTGAAAAAATCCCTCCATCTCTTGCACCAGGTACTTTTCCGGTAGGAGTTAGTATACCTCCATCTCTTGCTCCCAAACCTAAAAACTTTCCAAAACCTGTCATACCTAGAGTACTTTCTAGCATTTTCATAACCATTAATTTAATGATCATTCTGGCTATATCTGCAATTATTGCTTTTGCCATGTCCGCAAAAGCAGCTTTTGCACTTTTCGTTCCATTTACTAGAGAGTTAAATGCAGAGTTTAAACTAGACTCTAAAGTGTTTCCTAAACTTTGCCCTATTTGATCAATCTCATTTGCACTCTTTTTAGCTATATCTGTTTTTAGCTCCATTAGTCTTATTTCTTCTTCAGTAAGCTCTAGTTTTTCCATTATCTGAGCCCTTAACTCAGGACCTACTGAGTTAAGTACTAGTTGGTTCAGCATAGTCTGTTTCTCGGCTTGTTTAGTTAGCTGTGCATTTTTTTGCATATCGAATTGAATTTCTAACTTTCTTTGAGCTTCCATATCCGCAGGCAGTCTGCCCGCCTCTACCAGATCCCGTTCTAGCTGTACTTTCTCTTTGGCTAAAGCTGCTAGATTCAATCTATTAGCCTCTAGGTCAGCTAGATACTGCTTGGAACCCCCTTTTACATTTGAAAATATATCGTCAACTGTTTTAACCTGCACTCCAACCTGTTCCAAAACTCCAGCTGCTTTGTCTGCATTTGCTGCGGATTCTATTAGTCCTCGAATAGTATTCTCGGCCCCTAAAAGATTGTCCGGAGTGATTAAAGTAGCCAAAGAATCTGTAGTAGATTTTATGCCTGCTATATTTGTTGTTACAATACTAGCTGCGTCTTCATATTTTTTAATATCTTCTTGGCTCCCCTCTTTGAGAGCTTTTAGTAGTCCAGGTAAAACCTGCCCTAAGCCAGTTTCTTGGTCGTTTTGTTTTTCTAATGATGCTATAAGTGCTGTTCTTGCGTCGGCTTGAGCCTGTGGATCATCTAATTTTCCTATTTTTGCTAGCTCTGAGCCAATTCCTATGGTACCTACCGCATTTGCCATCATTGAGGTTTTTTTACCCGCATCTTTTTCTCCTACTACGTTTTTAAATATACCTTTTGCCTCAGTTCCCATTTCTGCATAGGAAGCTTTCATATCTTCTAATAAGGATGCTTGAATGTTTAGCTGATCTGTTTGAGCCTGTTTTGCTATAGCAGCGTCTCTGTCTGTGCCCAACATAGCTAACATTTTGTTTTCTAGATCAGTCACGCTAAAGTCGTCTGCAAAAACAAAAGGAGTCATAAGTTTCTTATCCCCGTCTATACCTAATGCTTTCTTGGCCCAGTCAGGTAACTTCTCTGCAAGGTTATTGATACCCGTAGTTACTAAGTTTAAAAATCCTTGTAAACCTTGAAGCATAGTTTTTAGCATCTTTGCAACATTAGTTACAAGATCCATAGGCCTTTTCATCAAGTTATCAAATAAAGTTGCAATACCTCCAATTAAAGCAAGAATACCTGTAGCTTTACTCATAAACTTAATAGCTTTACCGGTAATTTTTGCAACTGTACCCATAAACTTTAAGGTTCGGGTAGTGGCTTTTATAGCTTTTTGTAACCCTTTTACTGCTTTTATACTTACTTTTGCGAAGGTTTTCTTAAATTTTTGTCCGGTAGTTAAAGACTCTTTACCATATTTTGTCATAGTAGTTTTAAAACTTTTAAGTATAGTTTCATCAGAACCTTTAAATATACCTGATTTAACTTTTCCAAACTCATCTAAATTATTTTTTGCCCTTTCTAAGGCTTTATCTAATTTTTTCTGATCTCCTATTCCAAGGTCTTGTCCGGAAGCTACTTTTGTTAATATTTTACTAGGGGCTCCTGTTTTCATTATACTTGAAGCCTGTCCTGCTGCGGAGGTTTTAGTATCTTTTATTTTTGCCTCTTGCTGTTCTAACGCTTTAATGATTGCTTTTGAGCTTTTTAACGCAGCTACTCTCGCCACTCTGAAACCTCTAGCGGA